ACCATGCGGGAGAAATCCTATCCGAGTTTTCCTTGATGGGTATTCCATTTTCGGCGCGCTCGTCTCCCCGTCCCCGCCGAACGGCCCGGAGCTGGTCCCCCGATAGGCTCCGGNCCAAATCAATACACGTTCTAGCTTGAGATGAATTGTTCCACCGCCGAAGTTCGGTTGAAAAGCCTCCCTTGCGGGGGGCTTTTCGCATTGTGGCTTAATCTACGACACATATCCGAGGAACTGACATGGCCAAGAAACCAAAGCCGACCAAACGCGGCGGCAAGGGCTGTTGATGGCTGGTGGTAGGCCATCAGCATTCAAGTTGGAGTATGTGGAACAAGCCCGAAAGCTATGTGAGCTTGGGGCCACTGACATTGAAATCGCTGATTTTTTCGGTGTTTCAGATCGGACGATCTATCGTTGGAAGACGCAGCACGACGAATTTTGTCAGACCCTAAAGGCGGGGAAGGACAGCGCAGACGAAAGGGTTGAGCGCAGCCTGTACCATCGGGCGGTTGGTTACACATTCGACAGCGAGAAGGTTTTTCAATTTCAAGGTCAAATTGTCAGGGCAAAGATACGGGAGCATGTACCGCCAGATACGACATCAATGATCTTCTGGCTCAAGAATCGCCGTGCCGAGACATGGCGAGATAAATCGGAAGTCCATCATCGCCACACAGTTGAGAAGTTGACAGACGATGAGCTTGAACGTATTGCCGCCAGAGGCAGCGAAGGAACTGCTGAAGCGCCGGTCGATCCGTCGCAGCTTAACTGAATACAGCCGCTACAAAGGCTTTGAGCCTGCCGCGCATCACAGCCTGGTTATTCGTGAACTTGAAGCGTTCATAGCCGATCCGACTTTGGATGTGCTGCTGCTGCACGCTCCACCGGGTTCCGCCAAATCGACTTATGTCTCAGTGCTATTCCCGGCATGGTATCTGGCGAACCATCCAACCAAGAACGTTCTGTTCGCCACTCACTCAGGAGAATTCGCCCAACGCTGGGGCAGGCGGGTTAGAAACGATATTGCCAATGATGGCCTTGTGCTTGGCATCACAATGTCGCCAGACAACGCGGCATCGGATCGATGGGCGCTGATTGAAGGCGGTGAGTATTACGGGGTTGGAGCCGGGGTTGGCATCTCCGGCTTCAGGGCCGATCTTGGTCTCTGCGACGATCTATTCGGCAATCGTGAGGATGCTTGGTCTGAGGTCATCAGACAGAAACGCTGGGATTGGTTTAGAGACGATTTCAGCGCCCGCCTGAAACCAAATGCCAAGCGTATCCTGATGAACACCCGCTGGCATGAAGAGGATGTCGCCGGCCATGTGGTTGAGCAGATCGAGCGCGGCATCATGCGGGGCCGGATCATCACCATCCCGGCGATAGCCGAATCGAACGATGATCCGCTAGGCCGCAAGCCTGGCGAATATCTCTGGGATGATCCGAGTGGCTACAACTACGGTGCTTACTTGCGGGAGCGCCGCAAGGAAACCTCACCGATGATGTGGTCCGCGCTGTATCAGCAGCGGCCCGCCCCGGAAGAGGGGGACTATTTCAAGGCTGAATGGCTGTGCCCATACGATACCGCACCGCCTCTCGACACCCTGAAGATTTACGGGGCATCGGACTACGCGGTTACGGCGGATGGCGGCGACTACACCGCTCATGTGGTTGTCGGGCTCGATCCTGACGGGCGGCCTTGGTTGCTGGACCTCTGGCGCGGCCAGACCGATAGCGCCGTATGGATCGATGCATGGTGCGATCTGGTAGCACAGTGGAAGCCGTTTGAATGGGGCGAGGAGGCCGGTCAGATTCGCTCTGCGGTTGGCCCCTTCATTGATCGCAGGGCGAAAGAGCGCCGCGCATTTGTCTATCGCAGACAGGTTCCTTCCAAGGCTGACAAGGCGGCCCGTGCGCAGTCCATTCGAGGACTAATGGCGATGCGCGGGCTGATGGTTCCGCATAATGCGCCGTGGTTCGCTGCGTTTAGAACGGAACTGCTGAGCTTCCCAGCCGGCAAGCATGACGATCAAGTTGATGCGCTGAGCCTTGTGGGCCAGCTCCTTGACACGGCGGTCGATGGCATGAGGCAGGACGATGAATTTGACGATCCGAATACACAACGCGGCCGGTCAGGCGTGACGGGGTATTGATGGCCGATAGCAACGTGATTGATCTTAACTTAATTACTCGATTGGATATTGCGCCTGATCGGGTTTTGCAACGGGCGCTTGATGCCAGTCTTACTGAAGTTGTTGTGATTGGTCTTTGTCCAGAAGGACAGTTTTGGTTTGCATCGTCAAAATCTGACGGTGGTGATGTGCTTTGGCATTTGGAAATCGCTAAGAAACGGTTGCTGGATATCATGGATACAAACCCGGCTGGGTATTCTCTTGATCCGCCCGGTGCGGGCTAATGGCCTACGCCTCCAAAGCCCCGCGCGACGGCAAGCGAGCGCCAGCACTAGAAAGCACGCTGGTCAAGCTTCAGAAATACACTGAATCGCAGAACATCTGTGAACTGCTGGACGAACAGGAAATCAAGGACATCGGCTATCAGGTCGAGCGGGAATATCAGCTCGACAAATCCTCGCGTTCCGATTGGGAGGATAGCGCGGAAAAGGCAATGGACGCGGCGTTACAGGTCCGCAAGGCCAAGTCTTTTCCATTCGAGAATGCCGCCAACGTCAAATATCCGCTTGTGACGGTCGCGGCGCTACAGTTCGGTGCCCGAGCCTATCCAGCCATCGTAGACGGAAACCGTATCGTCAAAGCACAGGTCTTGGGCGCCGATCCAGACGGACAGAAACGCAACCGTGCTGAGCGTGTATCCAAACACATGAGCTATCAGCTTCTTCACGAAATGAAGGAGTGGGAGGAAGATACCGACGTTCTGCTGCATCATCTCCCGATTGTCGGCTGTGCTTTTCGCAAGGTTTGGCGGGCTGAAGAGTTGGGCCGCAACAAAGCCGAGATGGTCCCCGCGCTCCATCTTGTGGTGAACCAGAAGACCCGCAAGATCGAGACCAGCCCGCGTGTCACCCATGAGATACCGCTGTACCCGCATGAGATAGAGGATCGTGTCCGGGCCGGTACGTTTATGGACGTTGAACTGCCGGTGCCGGCACAGGACTCAGATGGCGGCGATGACGATGCTCCGCATTGGTTTCTCGAACAGCATCGTTTGATTGATCTTGACGATGACGGCTATCGTGAGCCGTACATTGTAACGATTCACAAGGATAGCTGTGAGGTCGTTCGCATAGTGGCCAATTTCACTATGGACGATATTAAACACAATCAGAAGCGGATCACGCGCATCCAACGCGGGCAATACTTTGTGAAGTACAGCTTCATTCCCGATCCAAAGGGGGGCTTTTACGACATCGGATTTGGCAAGCTTCTCGAAAGCCTATCCGAGACCATCGATACGACCATCAATCAAATGCTGGACGCCGGGACGCTACAGAACGCGGGCGGCGGCTTCATTGGGTCTGGGCTGAGGTTGAAAAAGGGCGTTATCGCCATGTCGCCCGGCAAGTACATTTCGGTCGATGCCCCAGGCGGCGTGATGAAGGACGCGATCTGGAATTTCCAGCATCCCGGCCCATCCGCCGTTCTATTCCAATTGCTCGGCATGATGATCGATTCGGCCCGCGATATCACGGCGGTCAAGGACATCCTGACCGGGGACAGCGGCAACAAGGGTGTCCAGACGGCCACCACGACGCTTGCCATGATCGAACAGGGCTTGAAGGTCTTCACCGCGATTTATAAGCGCGTCTATCGTGCGATGCAGGACGAATTCAAGTTGTTGTTTGCGCTCAACGCGCGGCACATGGACGAGAAGGAATATTTCACCTTCCAGGATCAGGAACAGGCCATCGCCAAGTCAGATTATGACATGTCCGGGATGGACATCATGCCGGTTGCGGACCCCCGCATGGTCACGGACATGCAGAAGGCGGGCCGGGCACAAGTCCTGATGCAGCTTCAGGAGCACCCGGTTTATGGCAGCCTTCAGAACCCGCAGGAAACGCTGAAGCGCATTTACGATTACGTCGGCATGGACGATCAGGAAACCCTGATTGTCGAACAGAAGCCCGACCCGATGCAGACGGCGATGGCGGTAGCCGAGATCAAGGACAAGGAGGCCGGCGCGGCTGAGAAAGCGGCCAAGGCCGACAAGACCACGGCTGAGACTGAACTGATGACGGCGGATCGTGACGCGGCGTTGTTTGCCGATCAGATCGCGCGGGAGTTGGGTGGGATCACCCGTGAGCCCGCTGCGACGGATCGATCCATGCCAAGCCCGATGCCTCAGCCGCCACCGGGCGGCCCGATGCCGATGGGGCCTGAGATGATGCCGCCGGATATGATGGGGGCTGGCAATGCCCAACCTATCGGACCAGGAGTTTGATCGGCTGATTGCCGATCTGCACGCACAACTGGCAGCCCCGGTCAATCGTCCTGTCCTGCCTCAATGGGTTGGCGAGGGTGACGATGAGACAGACGCACAGGCGGCACGAGAGGCGGCATCGGCAAGGATGTTGCGGGCTGTACGGCCCGATGTCGGGCGGCGCGAGGGATATTTGACGGCCATCCCTGAAAAGATGGTCATGGATTTGGTGACGCTGCCAGCGCGGTTTGGGCAGGCGGTTACTGACTATTCAAATGAAGAGTTCCCAGCGCAGTCTGGCATTCGATCAATTTCGACCGATTACGATCCACGGCGCGCTGCGGCAGGGCTTGCCATGGAAAGCGCATTGACGGCGGTGACTGGCGGTATGCCGTTCGCTAAGGCTGGCGCGCTGGGTTCGTCTGGCGGTAAGGGCATAAAGGGAAGCCTCGGGCAGAACTACCAGCCACCTCTCGGTGCTCAACCGGCGCTCACAACTCCCGAGGCTTTAAACAAGTCTGCCAATGTAGGCGGGGGACTGTCAAGCGATGTCGTGGGGAATTTTCTAAAATATAATGGGTACGAAGTCCTAAAGAGAGAGAGTTCAAAATTTTCAAATGACCGCTTTGGCCCATCGATGTCGGAATATCTGACATTGAAAACTCCGTCTGGGGAAACGGTGCAATTTCGGTTATCGGATCACGCTGATCCAACGGGCGATAGACTTGGAGCGCGAAGAGGGTCATCGCCAACGCATACGCTGGCAAACATATCCGACGCGCTTGGAATACCTCTTACGCCGGAGATGAGTGCCGCAAAATCATTAGCGCGCAAATCGTTTTTGGAGAATGCCATTCCGCAACTGGAAAGTAGGATGTCCGCCGGACGGTCATTCAACTACAAAGGCGACAAAGAGGAACTAAAGCGTATGCGTCAAGAGCTAGATAGCATTGGTGATAGCAAATAATGAACATCACCAAGGAAGCCTTCGACGCATGGCGCGACAACCCTGTGACAGAAGAAGTATTCCGCGCCTTTGACCGGCTTGGCGAACGCGCCAAACAAGATTGGCTGGCACGATCATGGGGCCAGGGTCAATGCGATCCTGTCATGTTGGCCGATCTGCGGGCCAGGGCCGAGGTCGTTACCGACTTTCGAGAAGTTCAATTCGAGGACATCGAGGAGTGGCTGAAAGATGAAACAGGCAAGTCAGGTAATTGAGTTCAAGCACCCTAACCCGAGCGGTATTGCGCCGACCGAATACAAGGTGCTGATCAAGCCAAAGCTGGTTGATGAAAAAACCGCTGGCGGGATCATCATTCCAGACGAGACCAAGGATCGCGATCAGTTCGCGCAGATGGAAGGGGAGATTGTAGCCGCGTCACCTCTGGCATTCAGCTATGACGGCTGGGCAGGACATGAGAGCGCCAAGCCCAAGCCCGGCGACCGCGTGCTATTCGCCAAGTTTGCCGGTGCCAAGGTCAAGGGCCGTGATGGCGTGGAATACCGCCTGACGAATGACAAGGATATAGCGGCCATTCTGACCTGAGAGACCCACAATATGAGACCAACCGCCGCCCCTCTTGGGCGGCTTTTTGATTTCCGAGGAGAGAGCATGGAAACCCAAGAGCAGCAGATTGAACAGACCCCGCTAGCCGACACACAGGACGGCAAGCCAGACCCGAAGGTTGAGGCGGAAGCCCGTGAACTTGGCTGGGTTCCCGAGGCGGAATGGAAGGGCGATCCACCGAAAAACGGGTTCAAGTCGCCAGAGGATTTTGTCCAGCGTGGAAAGGAAGTCCTGCCAATCGTCAATAAGCGGTTGCGGGATGAACTGACCAAGAAGGACGATGAAATCGCGCGCATCAAGAAGGATGGCGAGGATCGTTTCAGCCGTCTTGAACGCATGTCGCAGGCTGCATTGACGCAGCAGCGTGCCAAATTGGAATCCGAGTTTTCCGCACGCAAAGAGGCCGCCGTCGAGACTGGCGACAAGGAAGCCTACCGAACGGCCGTCAAGGAGGAAAAAGACACGCTTGCGGAGTTCGACAAAAGTTCCGCGCCGGAAGCCACCGAAGGCGACAAGGGCAAGAAGTTTGATATCCCGCCTGAGACCAAACGCACGGTTGAAGCCTGGGTTGCTGACAATGCGTGGTTCAAGACAGATGAGGAGATGAATGCCGTAGCAAACGCTCGGCACGCCAAACTCCTGAAGGAAAGGCCTGGTCTTACACTCAAGGAAAATCTTGATGAGGTCGGCGCATACGTCAAGAAGCGGTTCCCCGAGAAATTCGCGGATGATGATCCTGATGATGGCGACGACCCGCCCGCGCGTCGTGGATCGCCCGTCGAAAGCGGTTCACGATTGAATGGCGGTAACGGCAAGTCTGCATGGTCGCAGATTCCAGCAGACGCCAAGACCCAGGCTGACCGATACATCAAGGATGACAAGTTATTCCTTGAAGACGGCGAGACCGTCGAGAAGAACCTTCAGCAGGCGCGTGAACGCTACGCCCGCCAATATTTGGAGAGTTAACCAAATGCGTGTTGGCCGCTTGACCGTAAGTTACGACTTCATTGCGAACGCGATTGGTTTGCCACCCGGAAATCAAATCACCGCCGTTGTTCCGCAGACAGCAGAAGACGTTACGCATCGAACCGTTGGTTTGATTATTGCCGGCGACAACATGCCGATAACTTATGAAGGCGAGACCATACCCATCGTCCGCCTGCCTTTGGAGAGTTGAACATGAGCGACATTCCGGTCACCCCTGAGATCAAGCGTGGCCCAGGCCGCCCGCCTCGTCAGGAGGAGGTCAAGACTCAGCGCCGTCGCCGCGACACGCTAGGCGTTGACCGCAATCTGAAGCTTCATGTGCCGGAAGATGCGAAAGACCAGAATTTCGTCTATCGGTTTGTGAACAACCGTCCCGGTCGCGTGCAACATCTCACGCAGATGGACGATTACGACATTGTATCCGCTGCCGACATGGAAAGCCGATCCATCGGCACCAATGTTGAGCGGATTGGCAATAGCCGGGATGGCGAAAGCATGATCCTGGTTCGCAAGCCCAAGGAATTTTACGAGGAAGACAAGGCTAAGGATGCGGCGAAGATCGACGCGACTGAGGAAGCTATGCGTCGTGGTCCCGCTCCGAGCGCCGAAGGATTATCTGGCCCGACTGCATACGTCCCCGGCGGCAAGAACGTCGTGAGCGGACGGTAGCGGGCTTCACCCGCAACTCTCACAATATGGAGGCCATAAATGGCCAATACGAACGCGCCCTTTGGGCTGCGGCCGATCCGCTATGTGGACGGTCGAGCCTACAACGGGGCGGTGGACTACTACTTTGCGACGGGCGCGACGGGCGTTATTCGTCCCGGCGATCCTGTCGTTGAGTCTGGCACCACCAATACCTCGGAAGTCATCTGTTCGGTTGGGACGTTCCCGCCCGGAACATTGCAGACCTGCACCATCGCGCTTGATGGTTCGGGCGATCCGATTACCGGCGTTTGCGTTTCAGTCGCCGCGACGACCCGCGAATCTCTTACCTATCGCGAGACATCGACGGATCGCGTAATCGCTGTAGCTCGCGGTTATGATCTTATCTTTGAAGGTCAGGCCGATGCCGGTGGCACCGCGCTTGCCGCCGTCGATGTAGGTCTCAACGTCGTGCTGAAGGCCGCCACCACGGCGACCGATCTATCCGACTGGACCGTTGACACGTCTGTATCACCCGCCGGAACGGCTGGCTATCAGGCTAAACTTCTTGGTTTCTCCAAGAAGCCCAAAAACGGTGATATCGGCGCATATGCCGTAGTTGAGCTTCTTCTCAACAATCACACCCTCATCAATCCGGCCGACGCTGGCCGGTCAACACCAATCTAAGGAGCCTGAACATGGCTGGTGTCATCTCTACTGGCAACCATCCCAAGGCTCTTTGGCCTGGGATCGCTGCATGGTTCGGGGCGTCCTACAAGGAACATCCCGAGGAGTACCGCGAGATTTTCGAGGTGCTCAATTCCACCAAAAACTACGAGGAAGATGTCGGGCTTTCTGGCTTCGGCCTCGCCGCCATCAAGGCGGAAGGCACTGCGGTCGGATACGACTCCGAGTCGCAGAAGTTCACCAAACGATACACACCAACGGTGTATGGGCTTGGCTATGTCGCCACGCGTGAAGAGTTGGAAGACAACAAATATGAGGAAGTCTCCAAACGTCGCGCCAAGCGGCTGAAGTTCTCGATGCGTCAGACCAAGGAAATTGTATGTGCAAACGTTCTGAACCGCGCCGAGACCTCCGGTTATACCGGCGGTGATGGTGTGGTGCTGATGTCAACGTCGCACACCTCAACGGCCGGTAACTGGTCAAACAAGCTCTCGACCGCCGCCGACCTGTCCGAGGCATCGCTTGAGGATTTGGTGATCCAGATTTCTCAGGCGTTGGATGATCGAGGCAAGAACATCGCGCTCCGGCCCAAGAAATTGGTTATTCCGGTCAATCTGATGTTCGACGCCAAGCGCATCCTGAAATCGGACGGACAATCAGGTTCCGTGACCAACGATCTGAACGCCATGAAGGGAATGTTTGATTTCACGGTCAACCATTACCTGACGGACTCGGATGCGTGGTTCATGCTGACTGATTGCCCGGACGGCATGAAGATGTATGAGCGCCGGGCCATTGAGTTCGTGCAAGACAACGACTTCGATACCGAGAACGCGAAGGCAAAATCCACGATGCGATTCAGTGTCGGATGGACCGATCCGCGCGGTTTATATGGATCACTTGGCGCGTAGTTTCTCCCGTCTGCGAAAGCGGACCAACTTGGCCGGGGCTGCAACGCCCCGGCTTTTTCATTCCACCTTCGGAAATCCTGAAAAGGCCCTGATGGGTCGAAAGGGGATACTCTATGGCTGCTTCTCAAATGTCCAACTATCCGGGTTTTGCTGCGGGTGTCACAATTCGCGGCGTCCCGCTGATCCAGACTCATCCCGGCGAGGTGTTCTGGGTCTCGAATGCCACAACGCTACTGACCGGCCAGAAGTCCGGGTCGAACGGTAACAAGGGCACGTTCAACGCGCCGTTCTCGACCATCGATTATGCCATCGGACGGTGCACGGCTGACCGTGGCGATATAATCATGGTCAAGCCCGGCCATGCCGAGAACCTTGCGACCGCTGCCGTCATTGCAGCGGACATCGCAGGCGTGGCCATTGTCGGCCTTGGCTCTGGTGCAAACCGTCCGGCACTAAGCTGGACGGCGGCGGCCGGAACTATTTCGGTTACGGCAGCGAATGTGAGCTTCACAAACTTCCGGTTCATCGCCAACGTTGCCGACGTGACGACGATGTTCGACGTGTCCGGCGCTGGCGACGGGCTAACATTTGAAAACTGCCTGTTCTCCGATACATCGACGATTCTCAACTTCCTTGACTGCATCACGCTTGCAACAGGCGCTGATGACCTGTCATTTCTGAACTGTCAGGTGATTGGCAAGAGCGCGTCGAACGATTCGTTCATCACGGGCGTTGCCCATGATCGGCTCCGTATCGACAACTGTCAAATCCAGTTCGATGTGGCGCAGACCTCCGTGGTGGGCGTTATTGAGACTTCAGGCAACGCCACCAACGTCTGGATAAAGGACAGCATGTTCCGCTCGAACGTGGACGGCGCGCTGTTCATCGACTTCAACGGAACGGCAAATTCCGGCGGTGTAACGAACTGCTACTTCAGTTCACTCGACATTGCCGGAGCCACCACGGCTGGCTTCGATTTTACCGGCGGGCACATCTTTGAATGCTATGTGGCCGGAGAAGCCGATACCTACGGCATCATCGGCGGCGGTACCGCTTACAACGACACCTGATCGGTCTCATTCACATCAACCCAATATCAAAGGAGGCCATCATGGCCATCTCTGGCGGAAAATATGCAACCGAAGTCGCGCTTGGCCGCGTGTTCATCGGCTCTACTGCGGCGGCTGGTACGGCGTTCCCGATCTCGACCGGGACTGCCGTTACATTCGGCTTGTGGAACACAAGCACGAACAAATATGCGATCCCGTTGTTCTGTAGTGTCGGCTATACCTCCGGTACCATCGCACTTGGCACAATCGGCGTGGCAAACCAGGATTGCGGCTATGCCCTTGGTACTGCTGCGCCGCTGTCCGTGTTTACGGACGGCACGCCGAAAAACGCAATGCTCGGAAACGGCAATGCGTCATCCATGCGGTTCACGCCTTCTGCGGCGACTCTGACCGCTGGTGGGACGGCCTGTTATTGGTTTGGCCGTTCCATTGAGTCTGCGACGGCGGGCCTCGGCATCTTTCAGTGCAAGGAAGACTTCGATGGCGCGTTGATTGTCCGTCCCGGTCAGCTTCTCTTTGTGTGCGGGTCGGTTGCACAAACCGCCTTGTTCACGATGTCGCTGGCGTGGGCCGAAGTGGATATTCCATAGTCAGGGGTAGCCATCATGGCATTTTCTTCGACAAGCCAAGTTCTGCATGACGGCAATCGAAATGTCGTCATGCAGTTTACCGGGATCAGTGACGGCGTTGGCCAGGAAGCCAATATCGTCAAGGTCGATGTGTCGGCGCTTAACCCGCCGGCCGATTCCGTCAGTGTCAGGAAGATCACCTATGACGTTAGCGGTGGGATTCTGAGATTGCTGTGGAGTGACACCGAGCCTGTTCCGTTTCTCGACCTGTCCGCGCAGAACTCGATCAGCTACAAAAAGATCGGCGGCATGGTCAACGGCGGCAGCGATACCAGCAACGGCGATATCCTGTTCTCTACGCTCGGATTTGAGGCCGGTTCGAGCTACAGTATAACGCTGGAAATGACGAAGAAGTTCCCGTGATTATCGTCAAACGGAACGTCCGCCGTCGTGGCAATGCGGCGGCGATAGTTCGTGCTGCCGGGTTGTCGCGGGCCGCAAGTGGGTCTGGCGACAACCGCATCCAGCTCGTGCAGAACGGCACATTCGCATCAGATACGCTTTGGACCAAAACCACATGGACCATTGCCGCTGGTGTTGCGAACATTGCCGGTGCGGCGACTGATGCGATGACCCAATCCATCGCGATTACGCCTGGCCTTGCATATCTCGTAACTTTCACGGTTACGGCCTTCACCGCTGGCACCGTGACGCCAATTCTGGGCGGAACATCCGGCATGGCACGAGGTTCGGCGGCCACCTTCAGCGAAATCATCATGGCCGGCAGTACCAATAACCTAATCAATTTCTCCGCGTCCGCCGCAACGCTGTCCATCGACAATATAACTATCCTGCAAATGGGGTGATGGATGTATCGCGCTGGAGACTTTTACAGGATTTGCGATGTCTGCGGGTTCAAATATCGCGCATCGCAGACACAAAAGCGATGGGATGGGCTTTGGGTGTGTTCCACGGATTGGGAGCCGCGCCATCAGCAGGATTTCGTGCGAGGCCATGCGGATCGCCAGCGTGTATCAGAGCCGCGTCCAGTTGCGCCTGACACATTCGTTAACACGTCGTTTGAGATGCTCTATGCGGCTGACGGTGAACAACTGTTTGCATCGGGTGGAACAGATGAACTTCTCGCTTCGGGCTAGGCCATAGATGTCAAGAACCGTCCAAGACACAGCAACAGTTGCTTGGAGCAATGCGACGAATGGGCAAAGCTCTGCGTCCGTCGTTGACGATTCTATTACGAACGCAAAACTAGCTGAGGTGGCGACTGCCACACTTAAGGGCCGGACCACGGCTGGAACCGGGAACCCGGAAGATATTACGGTTTCTGCGGCGCTCGATCTTATCAGTTCAACGCAAGGTGTAATTCTATATCGCGGGGCTAGTTCATGGGCTGCATTGGCGGTTGGAACGTCCGGGCAGATTTTGCAAAGTGGTGGGGTTGCGGCTAACCCGTCATGGCTGACCAGCACTGGTATTACGGGTTCTCTTGGCGCAACCGACAATGTAGTTCCTCGCGCAAACGGAATCGGCACAACGACAATACAGGCCGGCCTATTCGTCAATGACGATTCCGGTAATATCTATCCGTCTACTACGGACGTTGGCGCGCTCGGCACAGCCACGAATATGTGGGCCGATCTTTTCGTCGCTTCCGGTGCGGTCATCAACTTCAACAACGGTGATATCACCGTCACACATTCCGCCAACGTTCTGGCGTTTGCCGGAGGCACCTACACATTCGACGGTTCGATATTTCCGGCTGCGAGTGATGGTGCTGCGCTCGGTTCCGGTACGGTCATGTGGTCCGACCTGTTTCTTGCCTCTGGTGGTATCGTCAATTTCAACAACGGCGACGTGACGCTTACCCATGCCGCAAATAGCCTGACCTTCGCCGGAGCGTCGTCAGGCTATCAATTCGATGCGCTACTTGCCCCGACCGCGAACGATGGAGCCCCGCTCGGCAGCATGACGCTGCAATTCTCAGACCTGTTCCTGGCCGAAGGCGGCGTTATCAACTTTGACAACGGCGACGTGACGATCACTCAGAGCGGGAACACTCTGACGGTCACTGGCGGCACGACGGCACTTGATGCCGATTCTACTGTTGACGGTGCCAAGATAGCGACAGTCGGAAAACAAACAATCTGGATTCCAGCATCGGCTATGTGGGCGCGAACCACCAATGGGCCGGCTGCTGTATCCAGAGAATTGACTACCGGCGGCGATGTCATGGTCAAGGGATTGGCATTTGATACGACGACGGAGGAAGCTGCTCAGTTCTACATTGGGTTCCCGAAGTCGTGGAACAAGGGAACAATCACGTTTCAGGCGTTCTGGACTAACGTCAACGGCCTGACGACGGAAACCGTCTCATGGGGTCTTTCTGCCGGGGCGTTCACCGACGACGATGCGATTGATACAACAGATCTAGGCACCGAGGTTCGCGTCTCGGATACGTGGCTCGCTGCGAACGATATGCACGTTACGGCAGAGTCTGCTGCGATCACGGTCGGCAACACGCCAATCGATGGCGATATGGTGATCGGTCAGGTCGCCCGCAGTGTTGCAAACGACAACATGACCGGCGACGCCGAACTGCTCGGCGTCAAGATTTTCTTCACCACAAATGCCGCGACGGACGCCTGATGGCCCAAACACTGAACGCCCTGATCTATCCGAGTGCGCCGACCGCGATTGTAGAGCGGCGCATGATCGATGTCGCGACAATCCCGGAACATAAAGCGGCATGGTGGCGTCCGGTTGTCGTGATCGGCAACGATGCTTTCGATCCTTTGACGCAGAAAAAGACAGGTCCAGTTACAACCATCGAAGCAACGCAAGTTGTCGATACCTATACGATTGCATCTTTGTCGGCGCAGGAAATAGACGATGCGAAAGATTCAGCCATCGCCGCATCGATCAACGTCGGACTCATCCCGGTCATAACTAAAATCCTGCTCAACCACGAGAACCGCATCCGTGCACTGGAAAGCAAAGCGCCGATCACGATGGCTCAATTCAAGACCGGCGTTAAGGCGCTGCTCTGATGCTGATGGTTAATCAGCTTTGCGGTTTTGGCGTCTCTGGCGCGCGAATTGCCAACCCATCTTATGCCAATCCCGGCGGAACCGGGGATCGCCAAGCATCCATCGTCGAAACGTCTGGCCTGACCATCGACTTTGGCACGATCAATCTTTTGATCGAAGGCGTGACGACTGACAGTTCCGGCATTGCCTACGCCGGCGGCCAGGCAGTTACCAGCGCAGTGGTGTTCAAGTTTGATTTCGGCGCGGGCGCGTCGAAGGTTATCAACGAGATCAAAATCTATCGCCACGGCGGCGGCGCCGGCGGCATCATCGGCGATGTGAAGGCGCAAGGATCAAACAACGATGCAGACTGGACCGATGTTGGAACAAGCATAACTCTCGGGGGAACCTCCGATATGACCGATTCAACACTTTCCGCAAACACAACTGGCTACCGCTATTACAGATATCTCGGTCTGTCTGGAACTACAGCATCGTCCGGCCGCACCGTCATCGACGAAGTTGAGTTCAAGATTGACGACTTCTAGGAATTATTAATGGCGACATCATCCAGCATCGACTTCAACATGACGGCGCGCGAGGTCATTACCTTTGCGCTGTGCAAGATCAATATCCTTGCCGAGACCGAAGACCCTGGCGCTGATATGGCGGCCACCGTCATGTCAGAATTGAATGTCATGTTGAAGGGCTGGCAGAAATATCAAAATCTTTGGCGGCTCACGGAAGGCTCGACAACTCTGGTCAATGCCACTTCAAGCTACGCTTTATCGCCTGTCCCGCATCGGGTTATTTCAGCGCGCTACAGGGATACCAATTCAATCGACACGCCAATCGAATTGCTGACCCGCGATGAATATTACGATCTCCCGAACAAGAGCAGCGCCGGACGGCCAAATAGCTACTACATCGATTATCAGCGCGCCGCATCGACAATGTATGTCTGGCAGGTCCAGGCCACTGTGACGACGGAAACAATCCAGTACACTTATCAACGGAAATTCGAGGACATCGACGCGCTAGATAACGATATTGATATCAGGCAGGAGCATTTCGAGGTTGTCGGGTACAACCTGTCCAAGAGAATAGGCATCAATTACGGGGTTGTCGGGACACAAAAATACGCCGCAGCATCGGCTATGGCCGAACAACTGTTGCAAGAATCTCTGGACGAGGATCGAGAGGATTACATTCAATTGGTGCCTGGACGGCACTGATGGGACAGCCCATTCGTATCGACTTCGGCACCCAATCGCACCCCGGACGATTGGGGCCTGATACCGGCCCGCGTCATATCAATACAATGGTTGAGCAGGTTGTCGAAGGGCAACCGCCGCTTCCGATCTATGCCACACCTGGATTGACACTCAGGGCAACGATTACGGATGGCGGGACGTGTCGTGGAATGATCGAGGTTGGCGATAAGCTCGGGATCGTATCCGGGCAAAAGCTCGTGTTGATGGATACGAATTGGGCCATCTCGGATATCGGCGGAATCCCAGGCGCAACAAATGTTTTTATGGCGCGGAACGCCAAGGCAAGCACGGCACAGGTTGCCATCGTTCTGGATGGGAATAAGTATGTTTTGGAAAACAATGTTCTTTCCGACATCACGGATACCGACCTTCCCCCTCCTGGGAGTGTTACTTTTTCCGATCAGCGCGCTATCTACACGATCAGGGATGGCCGGCTGTTCTGGTCTGACATTGACGATTTGACAAGCATCGGTGCGCTGTCTTTCGCAACAGCAGAGGGTGCGCCGGACGGTCTTGTTCGTGGATACGGTCATCGACTCGATACATGGCTGTTCGGATCGAAGACCACGGAAATATGGCGGGCGACAAGCAGCACGACGAATCCGTTCCAACGGGTCGGCGGCGGATTTCTCACAAGGGGTTGTTCTGCGGAACACAGTGTGGCGTCTTTAGGTGAAATCATCTTCTGGGTTGGCGATGACAATGTGCCATATATGGCACCGGGCTATCAATTGCAGCCGCTTAATCATCCACCTGTCGTTCGCGATCTGGAAAGCATTACGAACAGGGAGAGTATTATCGGATGGACCTACTCTCTAGGCGGTCATGGGTTTTACGTTCTGACATCCGATGAATGGACATGGCAATACCATATCGGTGTTGGCTGGATCGAACGAAAATCTCTGAACTCGGATCGCTGGCGCATCCAACTCGGAAGTCCGTTCAATAACTACACGGTTGTCTCTGACAACTTAGGCAATGTCTACACGCTGAACGCCAGCGCGCACGACGAAAACAGTAACGACATGGTGTGGACCGTTCGCTCTGCACCGATGCACGCATTCCCGAATAGGATTTCGGTTGACCGTTTCTATGCGGATTTCATTACCGGAGTTGGTATCAATTCCAGCGATACCGATAAATCTGTTCCGCAAGTTGGGCTTCGCTATTCCGACGATGGCGGGTTGTCGTGGTCACGGCAACGGCTTCGGTCTCTTGGCGAGATGGGGCACCGTGAGGTCCGCGTAGTCTGGGACGGGCTCGGCATCACAGGGCGGATGGGCCGGATTTGGGAGCTTGAAAGTTCTGCTGCGGTGTCCCGTGGATTACGTTACGTAGCGATTGAAGGCGATCAGGTCGGAACATGACCGCACCTCCAACCACATTCGATCCTCCGGCGGATCAGCGGCTTGTGCTTGACGACGGCACAATGAATCCGGTGTGGGTGTCGTGGTTTGATCACGTCGGAAAGGCGCTTGAGGCGCTTAGGGAATCGACGGACGCAATGAGCGATCTAGACCCCGGCGTAACGACGCTGACCGAATTAACGACGGCATGGGAAACCTTGCGCGGTAATTTGCAGGAGATAATTTGATGTTTGCGGAATTGGCCGGTCTGGGCACGAAGATTGGCGGCACGATCTTTGGCATGAGCGAAGCCAACGCCGCCACCGACCGCGCAAAGCAGGCCGCGACTGAATCATCAAGGGAGATGGCGAGATATCTCGGATATGCTCAGGATGAGCGAAGGTCCGGGCTTGGAACAACTCTTAGTTATCTGTCGCCTTACGAGCAGTCCGGCCGTGCCGGGCAAATGCTTTTGTCGGATGCTCTTGGCGTCAATGGGCCGGAAGCACAGCAGCGGTATTTCAGCCAGTACGCGACCAATCCTGGGTACGGCCAGACGATGAAGGCCGGGGCCGACGCCATCGAACAATCGGCGGTCGGTTCCGGGCTGGTGCGCTCAGGCGGAACGCTCTCTGCGCTTCAGGAATATGGTGGGCGGTTGTGGAATTCTATGTTCTCAGACCGGCTCAATCGGCTGGCCGGAGTTGGTCAGCAGGGCCAGCAGGCGGCAGGCGCGATGGCAGGATTCAACAATTCCGCCAGTAGCGACATCGCGGGATATACGCGAGACATCGGAACGGCCCTGGCCGGTGGCACGGTCAACGCATCGAATGCCGATCAGCGCGGGACGCAGAACAGACTATCAATTCTCGGGGCAGGGATTGGTCAAGCAATGCCAAGTTTGAACGATCTGTTCGGACGATTCGGCGGTGGTGGCGGCGGCGGTAATCTTGGAAATATCCCAGGTCTTGGCAACTTCAAGGCGGGATACTGATGGCCGGCTATCTCCCTGAAATGCAGTTCATGGACGCTGCCCCTGTCCTTAGCGCCTATCGCGCTGGGAATCAGATGGGGCAAGAGGACGTTCAGCGCAACATCTTGCGCGATGTCGGACAGGCGGCGGCCACGCAGGGCCTTGGCGCGGCGTCGAATGTCGCGCTACAGCGCGGCGATGTTGCGACGGGTGTAAAGCTTGGCGAACTATCTATTGATCGACAAACCAAGATGTATGATTTCCTGGGGCGTGCGGCTATCGCAGCCGACACGCCGGAAAAGTGGACGCAGTACGTCGGCATCCTGTCCAAGCAATTTGGCCCTGAGAGTGTGAAGGGGTTTGAGAATTTCAGTTCTCGGGAGAGCGCCATTCTGCTGAGCAAGAATGCGTTTGAGACAGCGCGGCAACAAAAGGCGACGGAGGAATTCGGCCGGGCAATTACGGGACAGCCTATGCAGCCTGCCCCAGCCATGCAGGGCGCGCCTAGTGCGGTCCCGTCTCGCGCCGAGGTCATGCCGTCCGCTCGCGTCTGGGGTGACAAGGAGGCTGAGAAGGCCGGGCTGTACCCATCAGGTCCGTCCCCGGTTGAGGTAGCCGGAACGCCGCGCGCTGTGTCGCAGCCGTCTTTCTCAACCGCTCCTGCGGCAGTTCCTCCTGCGTCATTCGTGGACAGGATTTCCCCGCTGGCATTGGTTCATGCGGTTTCTAATCCCGCGCTTCCTACCGGACAAAAAGAAGTTGCGAAGATGCTGCTTGCGGAGAAGATCAAGACCAATCCTGAGATCGCAAAGCTTGAAGCCTTTCGGCGCGATCCAAGCTTAATGCAGATGGCGATTGACTTGAAGAAGGCCGGCGCTACTGCGGTCAATGTGAACACGAATGAAGGATTTGAGCAGGCCGCTACAAAGGCGAGAATTTCGGTCGATACCGAAACCGCCAAGGAGGTTGCAAAACAGGCGGCGCTAGGGCAGCGGATGAAGCCGCTTCTTAATCAGGTTATCGATCTTGCAGACAAGACTCCCGGCGGATGGGCCGGAAAGGTCTCAGCGACGATGTCGCGAGCATTTTCAGGTCTGGGCCTCCCTGTCTCTGAAGGCATGTCGAACGCTGAATTGCTGCAATCGATCAGCCAGCGCATGATTCCGGTTGTCCGCGAACCCGGTCCAACATCTGAAAAGGAAATCGAGATTTATTTGAGGGCTGTTCCGGGCCTGATGCAAAGCGCGGATGGCCGAAAGAAGGTCGCGAAGATGACGGAGTCGATCATCAATCGGTCTATCGAAATCGCCAAGGTCTATCGTACAAATATCGGCGCTCCTGATTTGTATGACAGACTTGCGGCGTTGGACAAGCCTATCATCCCAGATGCGGCTACTCGGCAGGCAATTGAACGTGCGGCCGGCGGTGAAATAACCGGCCGCACCAAGACAAACGTACCATACAGGATCGTTCCCTGATGCCTATGATTGAAATAGACGGGATCGGCCGGGTTGAAGTCGGCGATGAGTTTGTAAATCTGCCACCCGATCAACAGCAGCAGACCGTTAACGAAATCGTATCGACTGCAAATCCGCAAGTCAGCGGGTGGCGTGCCTTGGGGGAGGGCTTTCTATCCGGCGCTTCGGCTAACTTTCGCGATGAAGTCTATGGTGCTTCTGAGGCTTCCGGATTGCCGGGATGGATGGGCGGTTTCCGCGCACCGATTGGTGCTGCCCGCCTTGCTTATGAGGCTGCGACGGAACATGGAGAGGCAACAGCAACCTACGAAAAGCGCACGGGTGAAATGCGCGAAATACAAAAGGCGGCAAGAGAACAGCATCCGATTGTTTCGGCAATAGGAGAGATAGCTGGCGGTGCATCATTGCCGGTCGGCGGGATGATGCAGGCCGCAACGTTGCCAGCGAGAATGGCGCGCGGGTCGGCAATAGGGGCGGCATACGGCGGTCTTTCTGGGGCTGGGGCTGGGGAG